TGACAATACGCCCGTTGCCGGTGTTGCTGCCGTTCAAGAGTTTGGCTCCAATGGAATTCCACCCCGTCCATTTTTTAGACCTGCAATTGAAGATAATAAAGACTCATGGGCCAAGCTTGTCGAGCAAGGCGCCAAAGCCATGCTGACTGGCAATACGTCAATGAATGATGTTCTTAATGGGTTGGGTTTGACGGTTCAAGCTGATGTTAAGAACGCTATTGTTAGCGGTGACCATCTAGCGCTATCTCCTGTTACTTTGGCAATAAGGCGGTCAAAAGGCAACACAAATACCGATCCACTTCGCGACACTGGGCTGATGCTAGCCACGATTACATACGAGGTCACATCTTGAAAAACTTCCCAATAAACCTGCTGGCCACAACGCAAACCGTCATAGGAAAGCAAGCCTATCAAATGCGTAAAGCGTTAGGACGTGTTAAAAATGCTGCTGGTTACTTTGTGTCTGGCTTTGATGTTCCCGTCGATATGATGGGTAGTGTCCAACCGGTTAATCAGCGTCAATATAAAGCGATGGGTTTAGACTTTAAAAAGGCTTACATCAAAATTTATGACGTTAAACTGATTGAGTCACTAAGTCGTGATAAAAATGCTGACCAAGTTATTTATGATGGCTACCTATGGCACGTTGCAGAAGATACCCCGTGGTTTCTGTCGGGCGGATGGACTTATGTTTTATGTGTGAGGCTTGAAAGATATGACGGATAACCAAATGATGATCGCCTTAATTGGTGAGATTGAAAGCCAGTTAACTAATTATGGCGCTATTGACTTTGAAGTTAGCAGAAACCAGCAACCAACAAATCAATATACCGGTGCTGATAAAGACGACTCTATTAAAACCAGAGTATTTCTTTATCCAATCACCAATCCGTCGGTTGGCAAGAATAGACGATATCAGGGTGACGACCAGAATTTTGAGCGGGTAGACACTCAGCACAAATCAAAGTCGATTCAAATTAGTGTTGTTCACTATTTCGATTATACCGATGTCAATGCAATGACTCCTGAAGACATGTGTAACTTGGTTCATGACCTAATTGATAGCCCTGACGCAATAAAGAGCTTGAGAGGTAGTGATGTTTACTTGCAAGATGCTGGCGATGTTCGACCAGTGTTTTCGGTAAACGACAAAGACCAAACAGAATCAGTACCGAACTTTGATATTACTGTTAACTACCAAAGCTCGATCACTAAATCTGCTGCTTATGTTGATGATGCGGTGGGTGAGTTTGACGGGGTTTAGGTTAGGCGGCCAATCCTGTCGCTTGCAATGTTGAAATACTTCTCATCTAGCTCAATACCGATAAATTCACGGTTCAGGTTTTTAGCCGCTACGCCAGTCGATCCGCTTCCCATAAACGGATCTAGTATGACCTGGCCTTCCCTTGAGTGATTGATTATAAACTTCTCCATTAACTCAACGGGCTTACATGTGGGGTGCCCAAACTCCGCCTTATCCTTCTTGTTTATCTTAGAAGTGTAAACCATGCTTTTAGTGTGATAACTCCCTAGTATCTTTGACTTATTGCCTTTGATGTAAATCCAATACTCAACATCGTTCAAATACTTACAGTTACATAGTGGTGCTGGGTTTGTTTTATTCCAAACGCCAATTCCGTATTGAAGTTTATTATCTTCAGCCCATGCAATGTACTCGATCAACTGCTTGGTTGAGCAAGTAAACACACCGCAGAACTTTTGTTTTTTATTAAATAGGGCTAGGCAAGAATCTAAAAACATCGATGTGTTAATTCCGTCAATCATTCCATCCGCTTTAACTTCCTGCATAAACTTTCGGCCACCCTTGCCCATCATGCCGCCACCTTTGCTTTTTGAAAGCTCATAAGGTGGATCGGTCAATATCATATCAACCGAGCCGCTTTCAATCTCTTTCATCAACTCTAAACAGTCACCATTTAATAGTTTCATACCGCTATTCACGCTATCACCTCTCCATAATCACAAATCAATAAACACTATACACAAAGCGTTCGCTCTTATCCATAGGCTTTTTACGATTGATTTACACCGAATCAATCGCTTTTTTGCATTAACACCCCTACCCCTATATAATTTGATTGTTATCACATGCATGTAATGAGGAAAATAATCGATGCCAATTTCAAGTAATCGGTACGTCAACATAACAAGCTCGGTGGGCGGCGGTGACGCATTCCCTACTCGTGAGTTATTGTTGCGACTATATACAACTAATGAGCGAGTGCCTACGGGCGCAGTGCTTAACTTTTCATCCAGCGCTCTCGCTTCATCTCTGCTCGATTATTTCGGATCGGACAGTGAAGAATACAAGCAAGCAGCTTATTACTTTGGGTTTATTTCAAAAGTTGCGACATCTCCAAAAAATATTCAATTCGCTCGATGGGCTGAGGCAGATACAAGCGCGCAAGTGTTTGGCTCGAAGCTTGCCACATTAGATCAATTAAAGACCTACACTACAGGTGCGTTTGATATAATTCTTGAAGGTGTTACGTTTAATGTTACTGGTCTGGATTTCTCAGCAGCGGCAACTTATGCAGATGTAGCAACAGAGCTGCAAACTAAAATCCAGCTTACTGCTGGCGCGATGTCTGCCACTACAGTCGTTTATGATTCGGGGCGTACAGCGTTCACGTTTGATACAAATGGTGTTGCTGATGGTAATATCTCATTTGAAGCTGTCACAGCGGTAATGCTTGATGATCTTGGCTGGGGTGAAAATGCCATCTTTAGCAATGGCGTAGCAGCTCAAACCGTGACCGATGTTTTATCAGCAGCTACTACACTGAACAATAACTATGGATCATTCGACTTTATCGAAGGCGCAGCGCCATTAACTAACGATCAGATTGTTGAGCGAGCAGTGTTTGCAAGCGGTCGAAACGTTGAGTTTATGAACTTGCAGCGAGTGTTGACGACTAACCGATCAACGATTGCAGGCTTGATTAGCGGTTATGCATCAACAGGTATGACACTAGCGCCGCTTACTGAAGAGTACCCGCAGTTATTGCCAGGTGCCATTCTTGGATCACTTGATTACAGCAAGCCAGCAGCAAGCGCAAACTTCATGTATTACCAAGACAGCCGATTAACGCCATCCGTTACTGATGACGCTGAAGCTGATATCAATGACGCGATTGAAGTCAACTACTACGGTCAAACGCAAGAAGCTGGTGCGAATGTTTCGTTCTATCAACGCGGCGTGCTAACTGGCGGCGCTACAGCTCCAAAAGCAATGGGCGTTCATGCCAATGAGCAGTGGTTCAAAGCGTTCATGAAGTCGCAGTTCTTGAATATGTTTATTGCGATGCAGCAAGTACCAGCCGATGAAGCTGGCGACGCGATGGGGATCACTTATATTGATGCAGGTGTTTCACAAGCTCTCTCTAATGGCTCAATTGCAACAGGTAAAACTCTAACAACAACACAGATAAACTACATCACTCAGTTAACTGGCGATGATAAGGCCTATCTGGATGTGCAATCGCGCGGTTACTGGTACAAACTAGAAACCAACGCAACTACTAACGAGATGTCTTATCTTCTTGTTTACGCTAAGCGAGACAGCGTAGATAAAGTTGAAGGCCGTCACAGCTTAATTTAAGGGGCAGACAATGGCTGATACTTCACACAATGGCGCTGTCTACACTATTTCGGCGTCGAAAACTACGGGAGGGGTTCCGGTGCCCCTCACTGCTTTTCCTAAAGACACCGACCCGTTTGCGGTGCCTAACTCTGATATTGCAGACATGGAGCTGGGAACAAATGGCGATGAAATCACATGGAACGTTCAAAACCCTGTAGAAGCTACGGCGGCTATCATTCCTGCAACTGATGATCATGAAATCATGCAGCGCATTTATGATGCTAACCGATCTGAAAAGGGCAAGAAGTCCGCTAAAGATAAGATTGTAATCGTTCGCGTTTTGCCCAATGGCGAAACAACAACATTCAAAGGTCGCATTACTAACGGGCCTGCTACAACGTCTCTAGCATCATCGGGCAAAATCACTACGCCAACTTATTCATTTAAGTTTTCGAAGGTGTTCAGAACCCCTGCTTTAGATATCGAAATCGGTTTCTAGCAGGCAACAGCTAAATGCTAGCTAGGCAACTAGGGCCGAAAAGGGTAGCACCACCCCTGCTAGTGTTTTTCTTTGGTGTGTTATTAATAGATAGGTGGATCTATGGCGTTACTAAAACCAAAACAGATCACGTTAACGAGTAATGTTAATGGTGAGAAAGAAGAAAGAACATACAATATTGGCCGCTATGATGGCTATGACGGGATCAGAATGATCGGCCTTGGTGCTGAACTACTTGATGCCGCAGCACGTAAAAAGATGATGGCCACTGATGGCGTGTTTGCCCATAAGCTGCAAGGCGTACTTCGAGAGCAGGGTAAGTTTGTCGAGTTTGTTAACGGTGAAGATGGCTCTACTGTCTCGCTCGATACTGTAGCAATGCTAAAGGCTACCATCCCAGATCCAGACATTGCCTTTCAGTTAATGCGCGAGGTTCACGATTATAATACGGGTTTTTTCAGCAGCGCAAACCTCTACCAGAGCTCCACGAAATGGATGCAAAAGGGCAAAGAGTTAGGCATGAAAATGTTGAAGGAATTTCAGGCTTTCTCATCGGGGAAAAAGCGGTAACAATAAAAGAGCTTAGAGAAGATTATGACGTTGAAGATATGCTCAATACGTATGAATCCTTGATGGTTAAAGCAATGAACGAATTTTTATCTTACAAAGAAGCTCAGAAGAGATAAAAAAGCCCCGCAATAATAGCGGGGCTTTTTGTTGTCACATGGACGCTAGCCCTGAGTACGAATGCCAGAATACAAACAAGGCAAGCGAAAAACATGCGAACCATGATTTTATTAATATGCTATCCATGACAAGAGTCCCACTAATACAATGAGGGTGGCGTCGACTCTGTTGGTGTGTTTCATATCAAATCTCCAACTTCACAGCCAAGCTCTTTGGCTTCTTTAATTAATTCAAAACGGTTTCTACGCTCTGCATTTTTCTTTCTGAGCGGCGATACAACATAAGTCACATCACCTTCAGCTTTTTTCTTGAGTCGTCGCATTTCGTACTGCTCTTCTATATCTACTCTGTTCATAATTACGCCCAAATAAAATAATCATACTTGTCGATGAGATCGCTAATGGTGACCTCAATATCGTTATGCTCTTTAGTGCAAAGAAATAGCTTATCGCTGCTTCTGTATACAGTGTCACAGGTTAAAACTTTGTCCTTGTACATGTTGCGCTTTACTTTGACCGCCACGTAGTCATGCGCGAACATCGGTGGAGTGGTTGATTGGTTTAGCATTTTCCCACCTCATCCCCAAGACAATCCCAGCCTTCCACGGCCTTCCGCGAAAAAAGCTCAATGCGTGGCAAGTCGCCACATAGCTCAATAATGTCATCACGGAACTCTGCTGGCTTTTCGCTGTGCTTTCCGACTGAAGCAGATCTAACCTGCCTCACCGAGTGGCTATAAACCTTTGGCTTACCCTTGATGGCAATAATTGCCGACTCCATTCCTGCTCGCGTGCGGAATCCCATTCCGAAGTATGGCAAGCCTTTCACTGCTTCTTTGTTCCAGCAAAAACCATTCATTCCTTTTATTTTAAAACCCCACGACTCAACAACCCTTATAGCTTCTTTTGGCATCGATCCCACGTACCACATAATCAATGTGCAATTTTCTGCCGCGATCTCTGGTATCGGCATGTTGCAAATGTCATCAACACTCATAACATTAAGGTATTGATGCTCGCTTCCCGACTTCATTGAGCCGCCAGTTTTCTTATTGCTAAATTGCCACGGTGGATCGGCATAGATAATTTCATATTTTTTTTCACTTGGTAGTTTTTTGTATATCATTCTTCTCAGCCTCTATACTGGTTAACTAAAAACACAATACACAAAGCGTTCACTAAAGTATAGGTAATTTTTTTCATCAAAAACAATTTAACAATCGATTTTTTCGATTATCACAAACATCATGTATACTAATGATACAAATAAACGCTTATAAAATTACGGTGCAAACCATGTCACTACTTTCAATGTTCACAATAGGTTTCGAGACTGATGCTAAGGACGCCACGAGAGACGTGGAAGGTCTTGATGATGCCCTTGAGGGCATAAGCGACACAGCCCCGGAAGCAGCGACGGGGATGGACGCACTAACAGAGTCAACAAATAGTAATTCAATGAGTATCGGCGGGCTAACAAAGATGATGGGCGGGTTGCTACTTGCCTACGTTAGCTTTGATGCTGTAGCTTCTGGAGTGCTAGACAATGCACTTTCTATTGACACTGTAGGAAAATTCTCTCAAACACTCGGTGAAAACATTGTTGAGGTGGACGCGTGGGGTGAGGCTGTAGCCCGTAACGGTGGAAGCGCTGAATCTTTTAGGGGATCTGTTGAGTCACTAAATACGTCATTAGCAGACATTAAAATAAGCGGCGGCAGTGAGATAATAGACACGCTCGGAATGCTTGGAATACAAGCCACTGGCGCGGGCGGTAAAATTAAATCAGCGTTCGATGTGCTGCCAGAGCTTGCGGATTCATTTCAGGGGTTAACTAAAAATGAATCATTTTCATTCGGTAAAAAACTTGGTTTAGATCAAGGAACAATTCTACTATTGCAGCAGGGAAGAACCGCCGTTGATGATCTAGTTGAAAGACAAAAGATGCTTGGCGGTGTAACTCAAGAGGGTTATGAATCGGCGGCATTATTTAACGATCAGCTTGATGATTCAAAGCGTGTATTCAATTCGATGTGGATGAGCGCAAACAGCACTATATTACCACTGCTCACCGACATGCTGAAAGGATTTGAAAATCTAGTGCTGTGGGTAAGAAAGAATCAAACGCTTGTGGAGGGGTTTTTTCTAGGTGTTGCCGGGGTTCTTACTGCAATCTATCTCCCTGCTATCTCATCAGCAGCAGCTGCAACACTGGTTGCTATCGCTCCGTTTGTCGCGATAGGCGCGGCAATAGC